AGAACTACTGATAGAAACGGGAACTAAGGTATTCAACTACGTTCCATCATCTTCTGGTAACACCACGGTGGGTTCACTAAAAAGAATCGACAACCAAAGGGGTTTCACACTGGACCTATACCCGGACGAAAAGATAGACCTAAAATATCAGATAGCCGAGGTTAAGGATCCCACGGAAAAGCTCACCTCGTTTTCTAAGTCTTTCTACATTCCAGGAACAGCACGTAATAACCTGGCGATGGGATACGCTTACAATCCACTCGTCGACGATGCTTGGAGAGTAGGGACTACAGTAGCAGACACAACAGCCCAGGAATATGACGTGACTTTCAGGAACGCCTATCTCCTGGTAGACGGTGTACTCGCATTCACAGGAACGTTAGAACTTCTGAATGCCAAGACCCAAAATGGTAACATCGTTTCTTACGAGGTCTTCTTCCTCGCCTCTGAATCGTCCCTATTAGATCTCTGGGACCAAGTGCAGCTGAACGAATTAAACTTTGCTGATCAATACCCTCAGATCGACAGCAACCCGGAGAATTATTACGCCGCTATGGCTAACACGGATGCTGATGCTACCTGGTCTATAGGTGGTGCTGGTTCCTACAAAGGATTTACCTTTGCTTATCCAGACTGGGGATTTCAGGATGCCCCGCTCATCAATGCAGCAACTGGAGCTTACCCGTATCTTGGATTCAACCCATCCGAGCTTACGACCATTTGGCAGGATTCGTCTACACCACCCTCGGACGAGAGACAGTGTGGACTAAGATTCGGATACAACGTGCTACCCTACCAATATCTGAAGTCCCTGGTTGACAAGATGTTTAGACTTGCTGGGTATTCCTACGAATCCACCTTCTTCAACTCGACGGACTTCAGACAGATGCTACTTCTGTACTACGACAGAACCAAGCTTCCGTCTAACATGTTCATGAAGTTAACCTCGGTTAACCCCGGTCCGGTCATTAACAGAACTGGGGTAAGCAGCCAGTATTTCGCAGATGCTAACGGTTCTTCCTATGCCCAACACGTACTGGACGGCGATTACAACTACGAAACAGTTCCTTCTGCTATTACATTCGACAGCGGCAGGTGTGAAGATCTCTACGGAGTTTACCAGGGTAACGGAGTCTTTAAGTTTCCAACTCCTGGAACTTGGAAGATCCAGGTCAAAGCTTGGCCGGGTGTACTATTCGGCTGGGATCAAACACTCGGACCATGTACTTCTGGTTGTGGACTCGGTAATCCCAACACGTATCCACACGCCACCTATCCACTTATAGGACCAGACTCTGCTATCTACATGAACAACCCTTCTCGGGGTGTTACAGTTACTACCGCCATGACCGGTGGACCGAGAAACCCGATTGCTGATCAGAACAGAGGTACTTACACCAAACTGGGCTCAACCCACTGTCAATGGGAATACAGAGAAGACTACTGGTCTACTCCACTGACACTAACAATCAATACGATTGGTCCAGATGAGGAATGGACGTTGTACATGAGAGCAGATGCTTCGGAGTACTACAACGCTCCGGTTGGAGCCTTCTGTCCTGCTTTCCCCACGAACGAAAGAAAGTACCAACCATTCTGTGATTTCGTTATCGAAGACATTTCTAACCTATACCCGAACTGGTCACAGACCGTTCCAGACATTTCATGTAAGGAATTCTTCAACGCTCTCGTCAAGCACTTCAATCTGTTCGTCCAGATCAACCCGAACGAGCGTAAGATGATTATAGATCCTCGTGACGAGTTCTTTACAAACGGGGAAATACAAGATTGGTCTTCTAAGGTGGATCTGTTCCAGGACAGGGTCATCCAGAACTTCACCCCGCCCAAGAACGTGTACATGAAGTTCACAGAATCGGGCAATTGGTTGGATGTCAATTTCCAGAACCAACAGAACAACACAGAGAAGCTACCTTATGGTTCTCGGAAGATTATCAACAACTACGGGGAAGGGGATCTGAACATAGAAACACCATTCTCTGCTCCTACCCTGTACTACGCTAAGTATTGGGAACTCGTTACCTCTGGTGGCTTTGACATCCTACAGGAAAACGGGGAGAACATAAAGTTCCCACTGAATGTCAGTGGTACCGACTACTACGTAAACGTTCCAGTTCTAAGTCTTTACCCTAAAGACGATAACGGAAGGCAGCAAACCGATAAGTCTAAGATGTTCATAGCTTACAACTATGGGTTTGTTAACAATCCTGAAAGAAAACCACTATATGGTTCTGGGACCGCTGTGTATGCTCCTATTTCTACCAGGAACTTTAGTGCAATAGTCGAGGAACCTGGAGGCACGGCGGCGGCACACGTCGTTACTCCTGTGAAATCCTTTACGGCTACTACTTCGAACAAATCAGATATTCTACTTTATACAAGTCTACCCTCGTCTGCTATTTCGAGAGGATACACCCCGTCGGGTTACACGGCTGATCTACAAGATACCATGTACAACAACTTCTGGGAAAATTACCTCAACAACCAAGCGGACACTAAGCTTTATAAAGTAAGAGCAAATCTAACAAATAGAGACCTGGGTCTATTCCAATTCAGAAACCCAATATTCTTGGATCTGAATGGAGACGGGCAATACTATATCGTCAACAACATCGACGTCAGTGCAACTAACAACGGTCAGGCAACTGTAGAACTCTACACGTTCAACCCGTTGTACTTCGACTTCGACGTTGATACCTCGATACCGTCTTACCCGAACGACCCAGTACCACCATCACTATAATACCATGGCACAAGCAAGAATAGACATAGTAGTTAATGATCAGTCGATCAGCTCGTTAGAGTCAAAACTATCAGCACTCCAGGCCGAGATCAAAGGAGTCGGAGTAGGCTCTAATGAGTTTAAAAAGTTATCTGCCGAGATAAGGCAAACAGAAAAAGCATTGGCTGGTGCTAATCAGCAAATTCAAGGTCTTGATATAGCCACTCTTGCTGGTAATTTTGCCAAAGCAGCTTCCGGTGTTGGTGCTGCATTTGCTGTCATCAACTTAGCAGTTGCTGATAACGAAGAAGCTTCAGAGACTGCCCGAGTAGCACAAGAAGCTTTGATAAGCATTCTTGGTCTTGCTGCTGTAGCTGAAGGTGTACTTGCAGCAGCCGAGATCGCAAGGACAGTAGTGCTTGGTAAAGAAACCCAGGCACAATTACAAAGTACCGCAGCTCTTAACGAAGATACTGTTGCAACAGTAGGTAATGCAGCAGCAAAAGAGGCTTTAGCAGCAGCCACAGCTAAGCTGGCATTTGCTGAAGCTTCCTTAGCAGAAGCTCAGACTATTTCGGGGGAAGCAGTAGAAGTTGCAGAAGGATTGGTAGCGGACGCTACAAAAGGAGTTAAAGAAGCTGAGGCTGCCATGGGTGGTGCCGCTGCAGCTACTAAATCTTTCGGTTCATCAGCTAAAGCTCTTGCAGCCAATTTGGGTAGATTCTTAATTAGCCCTGTCGGTATTGCTATTGCAGCTTTGGGTGCATTGGTCCTGGTACTTAAACAAATAAACGACGAAATGTCGGAGGCAAGAATAGTATCTCGATATGGAACCAGCATAGATAACTTGTCTGAAAAAGTCGAATCAGCTTCGGGCGGATTTGATAGTTTAACCCAGAAGATAGCAGCTTATGCATCTGGTTTAGAAGCTGGGATATTAAACGGGGATAAGCTTACCCAAGTCCAAGACGAGTTAAAAGAAGCAGCTTTACAAGCTGGCCTATCTTTACAAGACGTAAATGATATTATAAACTCTGGTACTGATGCTCTAACTATTTACATTGCTAAACTACCGGAACTTCTAAAAGCTCAAGTAATTTTCGAAGCCTTGAAAGAACAGGTATCTGAACTGGTTAAGATCCAAAACGATCCAAGCCTTTCAGATCCAGGCTTCTGGCAATCTGCCGGTAATGCTGTACTCTCTGCCGGTAATGCTTGGTCTTATGCGTTTAGACAAACTACAACAGCCGCAGAAAATTATGCAGAATCTACCTCCGACATAACCACGGAAATAGAAAAGCTTCAGAAACTACTTGCTGAATCTCTAAAGGAAAATTCCGATTACTTCGACAAACTCTTCGGTACTGGAAAAGACGGAGATGGCGGAGGTGGTGGAGTACCAGCGAGGGTTACAGATATTAGTAACGAGATACTAAAACTCCAGAGAGACTTTGTTACCCAAACCATTAAGAGCACTTCTGAAGGTTATGACGAAGAAGAGAAACTTGCAGAACAAGCAAGACAGAATGCTATTGAAGATCTTAATCGAAGAAGAGAAGAAGTAAGAAAAGATGCTACGATTAGCAGAGCACAGAAAAAACTATTCTTACAAGCTGCCAAAGACGAGGAGGAAAGGATTGAACTTGAGTACAGGGAGAAGCTAAAGGACATAGACGATAGAAGACTACAGGACGAGCAGGATGCACTTAAAGAAGGAACAGAGGTTCTCCAGGAATCCCTACAGGAAAGACTTGATCTAAATCAAGAGTACAATGACCTTCAGGAAGAACAAGAACAGATAGCTCTTAAGAAAAGACTTTTAGCTGGAGAAGTTACCGAAGCAGAATACGAGCAAGAGCTACTTGATATTCGTAAGAAGTTTTTAGAAAGAGAAGAACAACAGAGAAGCGACGCTATTGTAAGTTCAAGGGAAGCCCTATTGAAAGAGATTCTTGCACTTCAGGACGACGAGTCGGAAGAAGGCAAAAAGCGTAGAGAAGAATTACAAAACCAGGTTACCCAAACCTACATAGAAGAGGATAAGCTTGCAAGGGAGTTTACCAACAAATATGCAGATCTTGAGAACGAGAGGGTTGAAGCAACCAAAGAGGCTAACGAGGAAATAGTCGAGGATACAAAGAAGACTAACGAGGAAAAAGCAGAAGCATTTGCCGAGTACGTACAAGGCATTACAGATCTTCTCGTTGGTGTTCTTGAATTTGGTATTATAGGGATCCAATCCCAAATAGAGCTTTTGAACATAGAGACCCAAAGCCAAATAGAGCAACTGGATAAAAGTCTGGAAAACACCCAAAAGAATTTCGACGCCAGACAAAAGCAGATCAACCAGTCTACAGTACTCTCGGCCAAGGCGAGGGAGAATGCTATCCTACAATTGGAAGAGCAAAGAGCTGCTGAGGAGGCAAGGATAGCGAAGCAAAAAGAGAAGCTCGAAAAGGATGCTGCTAAGAAAGGTCTAATCTTAGAATCTAAACAGGCCAAAGCAAATCTTGCTATCGGTATAGCACGGGCAATTTCAGAAGCAGCCATTGGTATTTCTACGGCCACTGCACAGGCACCTTTAACATTCGGTGCTTCGTTAGCACTGATTGCACCTATTGCAGCTTCGTTAGCAGCAGCCATAGCTTCTTACTCAGCACAAGAAAAAAGCATCGACGCTCAAGTATCAGCACTTGGATTCGCCGAAGGTGGTTTTGTGTCGGGGCCAGGTTCAGGTACGTCTGATTCTGTACCAGCCAGACTATCCAATGGTGAGTTCGTAATCAATGCTGCTTCTACCGCTAACAACCTACCTCTCCTGGAAGAGATCAATTCTACTGGAGCTACCAACAGCAGCATGACCGCTGTACTGAATGAACTTCGTGGAGAGATAGAAGCACTAAGAAGTCAACCGGTTAAGGCTTACGTGGTAACATCAGAACTTGACGAAGCCAGTAGAACCGACGCTTACATAACCAGAAGAGCACAGCTCTAAAAAAGATAAATAGAACATGAAACGATTTTTTAAGGTTATTGAACTACTATTAGACGAAGAATCCGAGGCATTCTTGGATTCGGTTTCTATTGTAGATAAACCAGCAATCGAAAGAGGCTTTATAGCATTCAACAAGGAAGAACCACTCCAACTACATTTCAACGATGACCAGATGGTGGTACTCGGTCCTGCTATGATCCCCAACCAACGTATCCCAAGAACAGACGAGAATGGTGACGTATACTTTGTCTACTTCTCTCCTGAAACGATTAAGGTGGCGGCGGATCTATTCTTGAAAAAGAATAAGGCTTCTAAGAATAATGTAAACCACATTCCAGAGTATTCCGACAAACTACACGTAATGGAATCCTGGATTAAAGAATCGAACAACGACAAATCCACCGACTATGGTTACAAAGACCTACCGGTTGGAACTTGGTTCGTGTCAATGAAGGTAGACGATCTTGAAACTTGGAATATGATTAAGTCAGGAGAACTGACCGGATTCTCAGTAGAAGGGGCATTCATGTTCGGCCCGGAAAACTTAGAGTCAGTAACATTTGCAAGACACAAGAAAAAATATACAGACATCCGTAGGCGTTATCGTAAGGTCTATAAAGGACTAAGCGAACAGGAGAAGAGAGAGATGGACGCATTGATTTTCCTGTTGGAAGAGCTCAGAGCAGATGAATACGAAAATTCCAGCGATGCGGTTGCCAGATCTAAAGAATTAGGTCTGGAGGGTAGAATTCATTCACACACTGAGGGAGGCAGAACCATTTACATGCCTGGAGAAACTCATGAAGAATACGAAGTCGCCCTTCTTAATATGGACGTAGAGGTTTCCGATCTACCTGACTATGTAGATCCAGGTGCAACCGGAGATCTTATCTCGGAAGGATACAGATCCTATACCGACTACCCAGCGGCAGCTTCCGACAACGCCAAGAAAGCTTTGGAGTGGAGGGAGAAATACCCAACCGAGGTTAAGGCTGGAACGAGAGTAGGTTGGGCGAGAGCAAATCAATTGGCAAAGCGTCTACCTATTTCTGAAGAGACCATCGGGCGTATGGCTGCTTTCGAAAGACACAGATCCAACTCCAGAATAGATGCTGACAAGAAGGGTAAACCCTGGACCGACAATGGTTATGTTGCTTGGTTGATATGGGGAGGTGACGAAGGCATAGCCTGGGCACAAAGAAAGATCAAGCAGATCAACAGAGAGAAAGACCAGTTCGTAGAAGTATCACCAGGAGAATCTAAGGACGAGTACATCAGCAGATGTATGTCATCTCTCCAAGGTGAATTCCCAGACCAAGACCAACGCTACGCTGTTTGTATTTCTGAATGGCAAGGAGCTTCAGAATTCGCCGCCGTAGAAGATCTTAAAGTAAACGACAGTGTTAGCTGGAGAACTGCTGACTCCAATCCACGTGGTCGTATCCGTGAAATAGTTCGTGAAGGTTCTAAAAAGGTACCAGGGCGTGACTTCGAAGTAAACGGAACCCCAGAAGATCCTGGGTACATCATCGAGATCTATAAAGAGAACGCTGAAGGTAATTGGGAACCAACCGGCGAGTACGTAGGTAGAAAAGCAGATTCAATACTTAAAAACGTAGACTTATAATGGGATGTAGATCTTGTGAGGAGAAAAGACTCCGCTGGGCCAATGTGTGGAACTTCTTAAATAAGGAGGTACAATTAGAACAAGACGGAGATTGGTATAAGGTGGTTTCTATAGAATCCGTCGAAGGACCAATCAAAAGAATCGGTCTCTATATGGGAGAGGAAGAGAATCTACAATGGATTCTACCTTCCAAGGTTCGTGACATACGGAGCTAAAATAAGCGTTTTTTAGCTTATCATATTTCAATATGTAAACTCAAAAATAATTTACAAATAAACATGACTTTACTTGACACTATCAAAAAGATCGTCTTCAACCATGAGTTGAAGTTCGCTATGTATGATCTTGTTGACGGGACCAAAGTTGAGGTTGAAGGAGACTTGGCGCCAGGTTCTCTTGCTTATGTCGTAGATGCCGAAACTGGCGAGCGCAGTGCAGCTCCAGCCGGCAGTCACGAATTAGCGGAGCCTGCAGGTACCAGCATCGTTGTTAACGAACAAGGCGTTATCGATGATGTAAAAGTTGCTGACAGCCCTACTGCAGAAACTGAACAAGACATGTCCGAAGATGCAGCAGCAGAAGTTGGTGCAGTAAGAGAAGACATCGTGGAAGAAGCAAAAGAAGAAATTGCTTCGGAAGCTGATGTTTCTGAAGGTGAAGCACAAGCTATCATCGAGCAGGTTATCTCAATCGTTGAGGATAAGGTTGCTGAGGTTGAAGGAGGAAACGAAGACCTGAGAAAGCGTCTTGACAAAATGGAGGAAATCCTTTTGGAAATGGCGAAGACTCAAAAGTCTTTCAGCTCTGACATCGACAAGCTTAAGAAAGAACCTTCAGGCACACCTATCTCTAAAACTGCTTTCTCTACTGAAGAAAGAGCATCATCTCTGTTGGATCACAGAACAAACTTTATTAAAAAACTTAAAAATAGCTAATACTAATCATGAAAAAGGATTTACAATTCAACTTTGACGTATCTGCTCTATCTGACTATGTAAACCAGACTAACGAGAACTTGCTTTCTCAGTCTTTGATGTCAGATCCTACAGCTAACTACGTCTCTATCATGCCTGGAATCAAGAGCGCCGAAAACATCAACACTCTCGACTCTTCTATGGCACTACAAGCTGGAGCGGCTGGTTTCTCAGCTGGTTCATCTACCACCAATTTCGACGCCGTAACCCTCAGCGTTGACAAATTCAAGATCAATGAGCA